TAAGAAGTAAAACTTACGAAGGAATTGCAGAAGCGATGGCAACCCAGTGGGGTTGAACCCAAGCCAGCGGGTGTGCTGGCAGTTAAGGAGAGTTATGTCGCTCAATTTGCGTGACTATCAAGAAGAAGCTATTCAAAAACTACGAGAAGGTTTTGCAAAAGGACACAGATCACAGTTACTTTACATGGGGACGGGCGCAGGCAAGACAGAGATAGCCATCGCCATGTTGGAAGCGGCAAGAAAAAAGGGAAGCAAAGCCGCGATGATTCTTGATCGTATCGTTCTGTGCGATCAGACAAGCCGCAGACTAGACAAGTACAGCGTCGATCATGGCGTGATGCAAGCTGGTCATTGGCGGTACAAACCGTATGAACCCATCCAAGTATGCAGCGCGCAGACGTTGGAAAAGCGTGGCGACTTTCCAGGACTAGACTTGCTGGTCGTGGATGAGTGCCATGCCCAGCGCAAACAAACGATAGAGTTCATCAAGAACAATCCGCACATCAAAGTCGTCGGATTGTCAGCAAGTCCGTTCACAAAAGGACTAAGCGGTACATACACAAACGTCGTCAGTCCTATCACCACAAAGAAGCTGGTCGAGCAGGGTTCGCTCGTGCCGCTGCGCGTGTTCATCGCAAAAGAAGTGGACATGGAGGGTGCGAAAAAAGTTGCTGGTGAGTGGACACAAGCAGATGCGTCTGAACGTGGCATGAAAATTACGGGCGACGTTGTGACCGAGTGGGCAAAGAAAACCCGCGAGATATTTGGTGAGCCGCGCAAGACCATCGTGTTTGCTTCTGGTGTGGCGCATGGTGCAGACCTATCGGCTAAGTTCCAAGCGCTCGGTTATAACTTTGTCAGTCTGTCCTACAAGGATGACGAGGATTGGAAGCGCGAGGTCATTGAAGAATTTGCCAAGCCTGACTCAAAGATTTTAGGTCTGATCGCGTGCGACATATTGACCAAAGGATTTGATAACGAGCACGTTATGATCGGCGTGAGTGCGCGCCCGTTCTCCAAGTCGTTTAGCAGTCATGTGCAGCAGATGGGTCGCGTGATGCGCGCGAATCAGACTAATCCCGAATCAAAACCTTTTGCTGTTTGGCTCGATCATAGTGGGAACTATCTACGTTTCCGTGAAGACTGGGATGAGGTTTATGAGGATGGGGTTAAGCGGTTGGAAGATGGCAAGGAGAAGGCCAAGCGCGAACCCACCGAGCGCGTCAAGAAAGAAAGCAAATGTCCACGTTGCAGCGCGCTGTGGCCGTCTGGATCGGATGCTTGTTATAACTGCGGCTACGTTCGTGAGCGCAAGAATCTTGTGCAAGAAGTTGACGGCAAGCTAGAGGAGTTGGGCAACGCACCAAAAGAATCGAAGCAACAGTTCTGGAATCAGATGGTCTGGTTGATGCGTTATCAAGGGTGGAGCAAGGGCAGAGCATCGCACACATACCGAGATAAGTTTGGCGTATGGCCGAGGGGTCTGATCGACGATAGGCCGGAGATTGTGTCGCTCGAAACCAAAGCGTTTATCAATAAAAAAATGCGTCAGTTCTTGAAAAGCATTGGAAAAAGATAATGGACTTCATTCAATTTGCTCGTAGTCACGGCATCATCATCAACGAATTGCCAACCGTCGGATCGTGGAAGCGTTACCCAACAGAGGATCACCCGAAGAAGCGCAACGGCGCGGTGAAGTACATGGGCAGCCACGGATTCGTGCAGAACCATGCGACCAGCACCGTCGTATCGCTGTGGAAGCCTGACTCAATCAACGCACCAACAGATATGCGCGCGATCATTATCGGCCAGGCGAAGGCAGAGCAGGAGCGTAAGAAGCTGGCGATTGAAGCGACCAACAAGGCGGTGCGTATGCTCAACGATAGCGGCTACCGTACCCATGCCTACCTCGAAGCGAAAGGGTTTCCAGATGAGCAGGGCAGCGTTCTGAACATCGAGAACAAGCGCGTTCTTCTGATCCCGATGCGGCTGGGCAAAAGCCTGTGCGGAGTGCAGCAGATATGGGAGGATGGCACGAAGAAGTTTCTTTACGGCCAGCGCACAAGCGGGGCCACTTTTGCGTTCGACAACAAGGGTCTGAACATTGTTTGCGAGGGGTATGCGACTGCACTCTCTGTTCGTGCGGCCATGAAGCAACTGAAGCGGCGGTACACGATTCATGTTTGCTTCTCGGCGGGGAACATGGTTCGTGTGGCCGAGGGGCTGGAGCCTGGCCTAGTCATCGCGGACAACGACAAGTCCGGCACAGGGCAGCAAGCGGCGGCAGATATCGGCTGGCCGGTTTGGATGTCTGATCTCGAAGGTGAAGATGCCAACGACACGATGCGCCGAGTGGGTCTGTTCGCGTTCTCGCAAAGCCTGACTCAATCAATGCTCGACATCGGTGCGCGCTGGCATGGCTAGTGTCAGATCGCCATGCGTGAAGGGTTGAATCGTTGCCAGGCCTTGCATGATCTCAACGCCCAGGGCTAGGCAGCGGTCGCCATCGCCGGAGTAGTCGGTCACAACCCTGACCGAACCATCGTCTGATTCGATCAGGTACAAAGTGAACATCTTGCGGTGGTCAGTCATGGGCGCAGGATAACAGGTCGGCGGCGTATCGCTCAAAAGCGCGGCGGCTGTCGTCGATTATGTCGGCAATATTTGCGCCAGAGTAATGTTCGATTGGCTCCCAAATGACAATGTCATGGTCAAGATAGTCGTCTGATTCAATCTCTGCGATGATTTCGTCGTATGACATATTCGTCGGATAGTCGGATAGCCATTGATTCAGGGCAAATGTTTCTGCGGTTTCGCGTAGTGTGTTCATCGTCTGTTCTCCTAGCTGGCGGCGTATTCATCTGAGTTTAGAAAATCTATGAGCGCAGTATTTGAATGCGCGCAATAGGCAAGGTCTTCAAGTTCGTGCGGCCGGATTGTGCCACCGTCTATCCATCCAAGAATGACGGTATCGGGTGGCAGCTTTGTCAGCATTTGGATTAATTGGCTTGCTGTCATCGTCTGATCTCCTATTAAGCGTGATTAAATAGTTCATCGGGTATTTCAACCTCGTCGCCGAGTTTGCTGGCAACGTAGCAGCGCATCGCGGCGATTAGCGGGGTCGCTCCTTCGATTTCGATTTGTTCATCGCCATCGCTGGCTTTCCAGCAGCGCCCAATCCACACACCAGCGTGCTCCACCGTGATGCACTCGCGCTCAATGATCGCGCCGCCTTGCGCCCAGTCGGTTGATGGGGTGTATTTCCAGTCGTTGTCATCGCCTACCGTGACCATCAAAACATTCGTGTAATCGTCGTGTCCGGTCAATTCAATACTTGCCACCGCCCAATCAAGGGCTGCGCCTGATAACTCTGCTGTTTTCATCGTCTGATCTCCTATTGTGGGTTGTCTTGGCAATACAGAAAAATTCCGTAGTCATATCCTTCTGCGTAGGCTTGATGCCGTAGGGCTTCTGTTTCGCCATCGTATGGGTTGGTGTCAGTACCGCTGTTGTATGCGTCAAGCGCGCCATTTGCGTATGCTCTTGCGCATGATCGTTGTTCGGTGTTCATCGTCTGATCTCCTTAAAAGTTCTTTGCTATCTGATTGAAGGTGCGCGCGTAGGCAAGCGCGTTGCGGTAGTCATCGCATCTCACCTTGTCGTGTAGGTTTCCGTCTGGCCGATAGACCTTGACAGTCCAGAAGTGGCGCACGTTATCGCCCTCTAGTACGGTGTAGCTGCCATTGTCGAAAGTCTTAATCTTCATCGTCTGATCTCCTAGTAGGTGGGTAGTGCTGCTGTCATGTGTTGCATCATAGGCTTGACCTGTGCCAGCGTCAAGCGTCTGACCTTCTATAGAGCGCCCAATCTTCTGAGCGCGACATAATGCAGCGCTATATGGGTCGGGCTCATGTAAGCGCTGGGATGCTGCGCGCTGCGTCTGATTTCGTCGGCGGTCATTAGGCGCAGAAGCGCGTCAAGATATTGGCGGCGTTTCATATCGTCGGATCTCCTATTAAGCGGTCAAGTGGGCGAACGTGCGCGGGGCGGTTTGCTGGATTTCAATTTCAATGCCGAGCGCGGCGATATCGCGCAAGGCATGGCGGGTGAGGGTCTTGGTTCCTGCTATGCGCGCGAACAATTGCGCGCGGTCGCAAACTGGGTAAGCGGTTTCAATCCCATAATTTTTATCAACGCGAATAGTAATTTTCATGGGCTCACCTTTTCGAGTTTGTAGGTTCCGGCTTTCCTAGAGTCGCGCACAATGTCCGCAATTTGTTTCCGCAGTCTGAGCGAATACGCGCAGCGATATGCCGGCAATAGTCGCAAATACAGTATCGGGTGGTCGGCGCGCGTTGCCAGATTGCCCGATGGCAAATTCAGTATTTGGCGCGCGATGTTCGCGGTATGTACTTGGGTTTTGTAAACCGGTCGGTTCCAGTAGTCGGTCATGTTGTCACCTTGCTATCAGAAAAACAGAAAACGTATCCTCTGCCATCGGCACTATCGCCCCAAGTCATGCGGTCGATATCCCAAGTCAGCGCGTGTTTTTTGGCAAGTTCCTTGACGGCCTGATAATGCGCGTTGTGTCCGTCGAATTCGTGCGGGTACGATATAACCGCTGACAGTCCGGCGTTTGTGTAGGCTTTAATCCGGCTCGGCTTAGTGTTCGTTGCGGTCAAATACTTTGTATGAATCGCTTGCATGGTCGGTTTCCTTATAGGTCGAGGGGTTGCTGCCCGAAGTTAATCGGGCGGGTGGTTGCGGGTGCTGCTGGTCGGGTTTGCTGCGGTTCCTGCTGCTGTAAATTGTCGGGTGCGATTTCCCACATATTCCAGCCGCAAGTGATTACCTGGTGGCCGTGTTTCAGCATTTCGTCGATAAAAGCGCGGTCGGTTTTGCCCCATTGGTCGGAGTCAAGCGGATAACTGCAAACAAAATGCCAGCCTTGACGGTCGTTTTTCGCGTGATAGTTAATTAGCATGGTCGGCCTTTCAATTTAATTCGATGGCGGTTTCAAAATAATGGCGCGTTCCGTCTGATTCGATCAGGCATACAGGCGCAAGCGCATCGTCAATCGCGTCAAGGGTCGATAGGTCTATGCTGCCATCGGGATAACTGCCACCAAGATAAGCGGCGTTTGGCGGCAGGTCAGAATAGTCGCGGTAGGTTTGCATCGTGTCGCGGTAGGTCATGGTCGGTTTCCTTATTGGTCAGGGTGCGGGTTTTCGTATGCGCTGCGCGCAACAGCTAACAGCATTTCAGCCTCGCGGTCAGTCAGTCCGAAATGGTCGGCGAATCCGCCGATCGTCAGAAAATCATTTACCCAAGTCAGATAAATATTTGTCAATTGTTCGCGGGTCATGGTCGGTTCCGATCAGAAAAGAAAAAGTGCAAAGAAAAAAGCCCATAGCATCAGCGCGCCGAGCGCGCCAACAATCATCTCGAGAATGGTTTGCATGGTCGCGGTTCCTTATAAGTTACCGATCAGAATTCCATCTTCGTCGCGAATTTCGATAACCCAAGCTTGGCGGGTTCCGTTGCGGACTGATACAGAATTCAAAATGTACTGCCAATCAGGATCGGCGGCGGCGTTGGCGTTGCGGATTGCTTCGGCGCGTTCGTAGTTGCGGAAAAATGTCATTGTGTCGGCTCCAATTAGCAAAGGTGGGAAACGCCAAGCCGCGCAGCGGCTTCATAGGCTTGGCGCGTATTTTCTTCAACTCGTTTCTGTCCTACAGCGTTTGCAAATACGCTGCCAAGATATCTATCCTCTTCGCGCAAACAAAATTCATAGCGCGCAACGGCGGCTTTTTGTTCTTTTGTCAATTTTTGCTTTTGCATGGCGGTTCCTTTCAGGCGGTGGTATATGCGTCTACTTCATCATGTCCGAATTCGTTGCGCGCGATTTCGGCGGCGATGTCTATTGCTTGCGCTAACAGAGTCGGGTTTTCTTCATTGAGCATGGAATAACCTGATTCACCAAGTTCCAACGTATCAATCACCAGGTCGGTGACGTTTAACGCTTTGCCGGTGGTCAAGTCTTGAATGCAAACTTTCATAGTCATCCCTCAGAAGCGCGCTACTGGGTGCAGCGCATGGGAGTGATATTAGTCGATGCAATACATAAGTCAAGGGCAATGCAATAGGTTTTTACATTGTATTTTTCAATGAGTAAGCGAGGATTGATAGCCGCCGATAACCTGTACCGGCGGCGCGGCGGGGTCAGTCTTTGAACATCGCTTTCACTACAGCATCGGCTAAGCGCACCGCATCAAGTGAATTTTCAAGTTCGGGAAAAATCTCGCATATCAGGATGTAGCAATTAGATAAGCGGATTGCTTCTTGATCGTCGGTTGCTTGCTTGGTTGCGTCGAGTTTGCTTAGTAGGCGGGTGTAGTTATTCATAATGAGTAATCAGTCCTCGTAGGTTGTGAATGGCGGGAAATTATTGCTCCCACCTGTTAAGACGATTCAAGGCGGGAAAAGTGAGGATGTATTTTTCTATCGGGTTTGCGATATCGATAGCATTGCAATTAGTCGAGTCGATTCAATAGGCGTTGACTATTCCGCGTTTGTTCCTGTATTGTGCGCGGCAATAGGGCGCGGCTGCGGGTCAACCTGGGCGGCGGTGAGTAGTGAGCGAAAGCGAACAGCGGCAAGATATGAATCGCAAAACAGTTAGAGCACACATACAAGCAAGCGGTGGAATAGAACAGGCTATGAGAGTGCCAAAAGGCTCACTCACTCCAAAAATGAAACGGTTTGCAGAAGCTATCGCATTGGGTGATACCGGCGCGGGTGCTTACAGGCTCGCATACTCAAGCAAGGCAAAGCCTAAAACAGCGGGCGATGCAGCTAGTAGGCTTAAGGCTGATTCCAGAGTCGCTGCGGAAATCGCCAGGATAGAACGGGCTAACGAGCTGGCTGCGCTGCATTCTGCTACAGGCTTGAGATCAATAGTCATTTCGACACTTGCCGAAATAGCAACAAACCCAGAGGAAAAGGCTGCAACCAGGGTGCAAGCGGTGCGCTCCATCGGCCAGCTTGTCGGCGTCGATGCGTTCAGGGAAACCAAGCGCGTCGAACACGTCAAAGATAGCGGCGAACTGCGCGCGCAGATACTCGACCAGCTGAAAGGCATGATGCTTGGCACGAATGACGCGCAAGAAGTAGATGCGACTGAACTGCTAGCAGAATTGGCAGGTGATGATTCGGCGGCAGCGGAACCCCACCCCACGGGTACACCCCCAAATGCAGAACGGGACTCCGGCGCGCATGTACATACTAATCCACTCGAACCCTCCCAAATGGAAACCGATCCCAGCGAAACACCCCCCTTGCCTCCAGAAACGCCTACCCCCCGGGGGGATATTTTTGGCGAAAAACCATAGTTGCCATTTTGATAGTGTAAACGTTTACACACAGCAAGTTTTATGCCAGATGTTTTGATAAATAGAGAAATGGTAATGCGTCGGCGGGAGAGGACGTATGAGGAGTGTATGGAGGTAGGGATGACGCCGGTGCAGAAGGAAGTGTTTTTGGTGATAGATGAGTGGTGGCGGAGGTATGGTTTTGGGCCGTCGATCCGGGATATATGCCGGATACGGGGAAAAGGTGGGATGGGGAATACAAGTGAGATTATTGAGCGGCTGGTGAAGTTGGGGGTGGTGAAGCGGTTGAAGGGAAGTGGGAGAAGTGTTCGGCCGGTGTATATACAGTTTAGGAATCTGGAATGAATAGAGACGAGCAGTTGTTGTTGGAGGCGTTCCAGATGCTCTACCAGGTGTATAAGGAGCAAAAGGCTGGGCGGAAGTATTTTCGGCCGGTGAGTATTTATCCTATTTTGGCGAAGATACAGAAGCGGTTGGATAAGCCTGTGCGGCAGGAGGCGATGTCGATAGTGGCGATGCGAGAGAAGGCGAACTGTCCGTGGACTTGAGTGAGTTGATAGGCAAGTTGCCTGCGGCGGAGCAGGAGAAACTGCTGGAGCAGGTGGGGCAGTATCGAGACGCGCTCGTGCGGGAGAAGGCACAGCAGTCGTTCATGGCCTTTGTAAAAGAGATGTGGCCGGGGTTTATACATGGCCGACATCATGCGTTAATGGCTAAGAAGTTTGAAGAGATCGCGCAGGGGAAGTTGAAGCGGCTGATCATCAACATGCCGCCGCGACATACGAAAAGTGAGTTTGCTAGTTATCTGTTGCCTGCGTGGTTCTTGGGTAAGAACCCAGAGAAGAAGGTAATCCAGACATCGAACACGGCTGAACTGGCGGTGGGGTTTGGTCGGAAGGTCAGGAACCTGGTGGATAGCGAGCAGTACGGAAAAATCTTCCCGAATGTTGGACTGCGGGTGGATTCGAAAGCGGCTGGCCGGTGGGCAACTAGCCACGGCGGGGATTACTTTGCGATTGGTGTGGGCGGTACCGTCACTGGTAAGGGTGCGGATCTACTAATAATAGATGACCCGCACTCGGAACAGGAAGCGAGACTCGCGCAGGGTGACCCGACGGTCTTTGATTCTGTGTATGAATGGTATACGTCCGGTCCGCGGCAACGTTTACAGCCGGGCGGGGCGATTATTGTGGTGATGACGCGCTGGTCAGACAAGGATTTGACTGGCCGCGTGCTGAAATCGGACTCGACTGAGTGGGAAGTAATCGAACTACCGGCCATTTTGCCGTCTGGCGGGAGTCTATGGCCTGAGTTTTGGTCGCTAGACGAGCTGTTGGCGCTGAAAGAAGAGCTGCCGCCGTACAAATGGAACGCTCAGTACCAGCAAAAGCCCACGGGTGAAGAGGGTGCGCTAGTAAAAAGGGACTGGTGGCAGATGTATGAGGGGGATAGAGCGCCACCATGCGAGTTCATCATCCAAAGTTGGGACACTGCGTACACAAAAAACCAGCGGAGTGACTATTCTGCGTGTACGACATGGGGTGTGTTTCACCGGGATGAGGATGAGAACGATGTAAACATCATTTTGCTGGACGCTTGGAAGGGAAAAGTGGAGTTTCCTGACCTAAAGCAGAAGGCAAAGGAGCTGTATGACGAATGGCAGCCGGATTCCTGCATTATTGAAGCAAAAGCGGCGGGGGCACCGCTGATATTTGAGCTACGAAGGATGGGTGTGATGGTTTCTGACTTCACACCGACCCGTGGCAACGATAAGTTCGTGCGTTTGAACAGCGTTACAGACCTATTTTCTTCCGGTAAAGTGTGGGCACCAGATACCCGGTGGGCGTCGGAGGTGATCGAGGAGTTTGCGAGGTTCCCGAACGCCGAACACGATGACTTAGTGGATTCCGGGGTACAGGCATTGATGAGATTTCGACAGGGCGGCTTCCTGCGTCTGGGTTCAGACGAGGAAGATGAGCCTATGGGCTTGCAGCGCAAGCGGGTTTACTACTAAGGATGAATGATGGCGACAAATATTGACAAGGCGCTGTATCAATTGCCTGCTGGCATGGACGAAGAGGTGCTGGATGCCGAGCCAATTGAAATTGAGATCGAGGATCCAGAGTCCGTGTCTATCGGGATCGGTGGTCTGGAGATTGAGATTGAACCGGGCAAGATGGATAACGAGTTCAGCGCTAACTTGGCTGAAGAGATGTCGGATTCGGAACTGCAAAGTCTGGCCGGTGATCTGCTAGGCGACTTTCAGGATGACATCGACGCCAGAAAAGACTGGATGAAGACGTATGTCGACGGCCTCGAGCTGCTCGGCATGAAGATCGAAGAGCGGTCAGAACCGTGGGAAGGTGCCTGCGGTGTGTACCACCCGCTGCTGTCAGAAGCACTGGTGAAGTTCCAAGCCGAGACGATCATGGAAACGTTTCCGGCCAGCGGCCCTGTGAAGACCAAGATCATCGGCAAAGAAACGCCGGAGAAGCGGGACTCTGCGGAGCGCGTTCGGGACGATATGAACTACCAGTTGACGGAAGTCATGACCGAATACCGGCCTGAACATGAGCGCATGTTGTGGGGCTTGGGTCTAGCAGGCAATGCGTTCAAGAAGGTGTACTACGACCCGTCACTTGCTCGGCAGGTATCGGTATTCGTACCGGCTGAAGACGTGGTTGTTCCCTACGGCGCAAGCAATCTGGAGTCATCCCCGCGTGTGACGCATGTCATGCGCAAGACCAAGAATGATCTGCGTCGTCTGATGGTGGCTGGCTTCTATCGTGATATCGACCTGCCCGAACCAGAGAATGCGCTGGACGATATTGAGAAAGAGATTGCGGAGAAGATGGGCTTCCGCGCTACCACGGATGATCGGTACAAGATTCTTGAAATGCAGGTGTATCTGGATCTGCCGGGGTACGAGGATGAGGACGAGGACGGCGAGAAGACAGGGATCGGACTGCCATACATTGTAACTATCGAAAAAACTTCTCAAGAGGTTTTATCTATTAGGCGCAACTGGCGACCAGACGACGACACGTATCAAAAGAGGAACCATTTTGTTCACTACCCATATATCCCCGGCTTTGGATTCTATGCCTTCGGTCTTATTCATCTTATCGGTGCTTTCGCTAAGTCTGGTACTTCTATTATTCGTCAGCTTGTTGATGCTGGGACTTTATCGAATCTGCCGGGAGGTCTTAAAACCAAAGGTATGCGGGTCAAAGGAGATGACACTCCAATTGCACCCGGCGAGTTCCGAGATGTGGACGTTGCCGCCGGAACGATCCGCGACAACATTCTTCCGCTTCCGTACAAAGAGCCGAGCCAAGTTCTTCTAGGCTTGATGAACCAGATCGTTGAGGAAGGTCGCCGATTTGCTGCGGCGGCAGACCTCAAGATCGCTGACATGTCGGCCAACTCTCCGGTCGGCACGACGCTGGCTATTCTGGAGCGCACGCTCAAGGTGATGTCGGCAGTGCAGGCGCGTATCCACTACGCGATGAAGCAGGAACTAAAGCTGCTGAAAGACATCATCCGCGACTACACGCCGGACGAGTACGACTATCAGCCGGTGGAAGGTACGCCGCGTGCCAAGAAGTCGGACTATGACGACGTGGATGTGATCCCAGTGTCCGATCCTAACTCGGCCACGATGGCACAGAAGGTTGTGCAGTACCAGGCTGTGATGCAGATGGCGCAGGCCAACCCACAGATTTACGACATGGTGGAGCTAAACCGGCAGATGCTGGAAGTTCTGGGTATTAAGAATGTCGGCAAGCTGGTGCCGAGCGCAGAGGATCAGAAGCCAAAAGATCCGGTGACGGAGAACATGAACGTGCTGAACGGCAAACCGGTCAAGGCGTTTATCTATCAGGATCACGAAGCGCATATCGCCGTGCATCAGGCGGCCATGCAGGATCCGAAAGTTGCGCAGCTTGTCGGTCAAAACCCCAGAGCGCAGATGATCATGGCGGCTGCGATGGCACATATCAATGAGCATGTGGCCTTCCAGTACCGGATTGAGATTGAAAAGCAGTTGGGCGTACCGCTGCCGGACATGGACAAGCAGTTGCCGGAAGAAGTGGAAGTCGAGGTTTCTCGCATGATGGCAGCAGCGGCAGCCAAGCTGTTGCAGAAAGATCAGGCAGAGATGGCTCAACAGCAGGCGCAGCAAGCGGCTCAAGACCCGCTGGTGCAAATGCAGCAACAGGAGTTGCAGCTCAAGGCGGCAGAAGTCGAGATTAAGAAGCAGAAGGTATTCATGGATGCTGCGGCAAAAGCAGATCAGATGGAGATCGAGAAGGCTCGGATCGAGGCGCAAGAGCGTATCGCAGGCGTTCAAGCCGGTGTCAAAACAGCGGCAGAGAAGGCCAGATTGGAAGCAGAGATGGAAGTCAAAGGCGTGGAAATTGGCTCACGAATTGCCAAGGATCGCGCAGAGATGCTCCGCCCTACACCATCAAAACCGAAAGGGTAATTTATGGATAAAGCGCTTGAGGTGCTGATCAAACAGGTACGTGACAAGCGTGATCAGATAGTTGAAGCAGTGGCTAACAACGCGGCCAAAGACTTCGCTGACTATCAAAAACTTTGCGGGGAGATTCGAGGCTTATCCCTAGCAGAGGGCTACATCCTTGACCTCGCAAAGAAAATGGAGTTTTCAGATGAGTGAACTTTTAATCGCCAGTCAAGATGGCGAGACTTCGACGCTGCCAGAAACAGCCGAGGAGAAAGCAAAGCAACTGCCGGAGCCAACTGGGTATCACATCCTAGTAGCGCTTCCGCCTGCCGAGGAAAAGTTTGACAGCGGCCTCGTTAAAGCAGACCAAACCATGTACGAAGAAAAGGTACTGGCAACTGTCTTTTTCGTTCTGAAGATGGGACCAGACTGCTACAAGGATGAAAAGCGGTTTCCCAACGGCCCATGGTGCAAGGAAGGGGATTTCATTCTCGCCCGTCCGAACACTGGCACCCGCCTCAAGATCCACGGTCAAGAGTTCAGACTTCTGAATGATGACGTGGTAGAGGCCGTGGTCCAAGACCCACGCGGCATTAGCCGGGCTTAACAAAGGAGAAACACATGGCAACTATGCAGCAGGATGAATACAAGTTTCCTGATGAGGGTGGCAACGATTCCACTTCCGAGGAATTTGAGTTTGAAATTGAGGATGACACACCGCCGCAGGACAGAGGCCGCGAGCCTATGCCCAAGGAGGTTGTCGAGGAATTAGAGAGCGACGAGCTTGAGGATTATTCGGAGAACGTCAAGCTTCGTCTGAAGCAGATGAAGAAGGTCTGGCACGACGAGCGCCGCGAGAAGGAGGCGGCATTACGTGAGCAGCAGGAGGCATTGGAGTATGCCAAGCGGCTGATGGCGGAGAATCAAACGCTGAAAGGTCGACTGACCCAAGGCGAACAGGTCTACGTCGAGACAGCCAAGAATGCTGCGGAGCTAGAGTTTGATGCGGCCAAGAAAGCGTACAAAGAAGCGTACGATCTTGGTGACGGAGACCAACTGGTCGAAGCCCAAGCACGGCTGAACACCGCGCAGTTTAGGTTGCAGCGAGTTAACGATTTTGTTCCGTCTAGACAAGATCCTGAAACTGAGGTACAAACGCAACCAAATCCAGTGCCTCGTCCTGACCACAGGGCAGTTGCGTGGCAAGAGCGCAACGAATGGTTCGGTAAGGACGAGGAAATGACTAGCTTAGCTCTGGGCTTGCATCAGAAGCTAGTCTCACAGTACGGGGCGTCATATCCGTCCACGGACGAATACTGGAAGAAGGTTGACGACACTATGCGTCGTCGATTCCCAGAGCATTTTGAAGAACGGGAAGAAGCCGAAGCGCCGGAACCAAAACCCCAGCGTGAAAAACCCGCTCCTGTCGTAGCTCCAGCGACGCGTACTACTGGCTCCAAAAAAGTCAAAGTTTCGCAGTCGGCGGTAAACGCGGCCAAAAAATTGGGCGTTCCACTGGATATGTACGTCAAGGAAATGATGAAACTGGAGGGTAAATAAATGGCTGAGAACCGTACACCACGTAATATCGAAACTCGTACTCAAGCGGAGCGTCCCAAGCAGTGGATGCCACCGGAGCTTCTGCCAGAACCAGATAAGCAGCCAGGGTACAAGTATCGTTGGATTCGCGTATTGCTTCAGGGGCAAACTGATGCTCGTAACATTTCCATGAAGTTGAAGGAAGGTTGGGAGCCGGTCAAGGTCGAGGAGCAACCGCAGTATCAACTGCTAGTCAATGGCGAAGGCAGATGGAAAGACTGCGTTCAAATTGGCGATGTGTTGTTGTGCAAGACGCC